GGTATATTAGGAAATGAAATACCCAGATTATGTGTTGTTGGAAATGCGGTAAATATGGCATCAAGATTACAATCTACTGCTGATATAGATAGTATACAAATGAGTCATCATATTTATGAACAATTAAAAACAATCATATTCGACGAACCTTTTGAAATCATAAAAAAAGATAATATATTTTTGAAAAATATGGGATCTGTAACTACCTATAATATTTATCCAACAAAGACTCTTCCTACAAACCACAAAATATATGATGACAATTCATAAGAATATTTATAGATTACATTTATTTTTAATAAGATTAAAATTAGCAAATGTATTGGTATAAAAAGTATGAACATTTCCACGACAATAAGGACACTTGATTTTCTTTAGTTCTGTAATATATTGATGTTGTACATTGGATATATATTGTGAAATACAATCTACACAATATACGTGACCACATTCGGTTTCTAAAACATTATTTTTTTTTAATTTTTCATGGCAAATACTACATATTTTATTATTCCATTCTACATCCGCATGAAACATGATTTCAATCGAAATCATAATAGGATAATTTATATCAATACGACTATCTCCACGTCGTATATTGAATTCATTTCCCAAAACGGAAAGAATACCCATAATATCATGAATATTATATCGTGTCATATTATTTGATAAATAATATAATTCATTTTTCACATCTTCATGTAATTCGGGAGGATCATGTATTTGAGAATTACGAATATAATTTAACATAGATTGTTTAATATTATTTGTTATTTCTAATGTGTTTGAACGAGTTAATACTGGCATTTTATTGATTTTTGAAAATGTTATATTTTTTGTTTTATTCTTACAAAATATAATCAATTTTACGAATTTTGGAAAATCTCTCCATCTTTCGAAAAAAATAACAATAAAAAATATTATAGATACATATAGTATTTTTCTAAAATAAATGTCTTGTCTATTATACGTGGATGACGAAGAAGCACAACGAAAACTCAACATAGATGATTTATATGAAAAAAAAAGATTACGAGATTTAAAGCAAATAGAAATTTTTAATAAAATTTTGAATAGAATTCATAAAAGAATTACTTTTACTGCACGTAATAAGAAAAATGACAAATACATATGGTTTACTGTACCTGAATATATATTTGGAGAGCCGAATTATGATAAAGGAGAATGTTTAGGATTTTTGGTGGCCAAATTGGAAGAAAATGGATTTTTCGTAAAATATATGCATCCAAATACATTATTTGTTTCTTGGGAAAATTGGATACCTTCTTATGCTCGTAATGAATTGAAAAAGAAAACGGGTATAATCGTAGACGAAAAAGGAAATATTATTGAAAAGAAAAATGAAGAAAATGAGGACAATGACGATCCAAATTCAAGATTATTAAATGGTGGAAAACAAGTCCAACAAAAGAATCAAAAACAATATACACCGATTGATCAATATAAACCAACGGGTAATTTAGTATATAATAAAGATATTTTAGAAAAATTAGAAAAGAAAGTTTCATTTATGAATTGATTTATTTTCGATTTTTTCGATATTTTTTCAAAGTTTTGGTTTTTTTATTCTTTTTGTTAGATGTAGATTTTCTGGATTTTTGTTTTTTTAATTTAGAACCTCCACTAATTCCAAGATCAGTGATTGCATTGATGCTAGCAATAGAACGACCTAATAAATCACCGCCTCTCTTTGCAATGGCTTCCACTAATAAATCATTCAAAATTTTTATTAATTTCTCTCCTTTTCCTTCATTAGAACGTTTTTTAGCTAATGCTTGCATCATGATTTCTTTAGCAATGTATAATGTATTGTCATTCTTTTTACTATTTCCACAATCATCTACATCTGTTTTTTCATCATAAGATAAAATAGAATAAAATATTTGTAATTTCACTGTTTTATTATTTATAATGGAATCCGTATATTTACTAATGACGGTTTCTGAAATGGTATTTGAAATTTTTCCTAAAACTGATTTGATTATTTTATCGAGAGCCATATTTACAATGTATTCTATTTTTTCATTATTGATGGATCGTTCAATTTCACTAACAATATGAGTTTGTATTTCATTGGATGTTTTAAGAAAATCACTTAATTGTGTAGTAGGTGGAGTAGCCACTTCTTTTAATTCAATCGGAGTAGGTAAAGAAACGGGTTCTTGTCTTTTACAAGCTGCTTCTTTTGTTTCTGGACTTTCAACAACTTTAGGAAAAGTAAACATATTTTTAATATTTCCCAAAAAATCTGGTTCTTTAGATGGAGAGATTTTATCTTTTGTTTCAATCGATTCTTTCATTTTAAAACTTCCGCTCAATTGTAATAATATTTGTTTTTTCATCAATTCAATAATATCTTTTTCGGTTTGTACACTATCATTCAACGCTTGTTTTATTTCGTCTATTTCCAACAAATCATCTATAATATTATCTTTTGTATTAAATAATGTTTGTAAGATTCTACCACTAAAAGCGTAAATTTGATCTTTATTACCGCCATCACATACTTTGATTGCATCTTGAATAAATTTACGCAAACCTTTTGGATGTTTTTCATCATCATTTCCAAAAATAATATTTTGAATTTTATCGCTAATTTTATCACTGTTCAATGCATCAATCACTTTTTGTGTAATAATTCTATTAATATTTTCACTCATATTGGTTCCGTCTTTTTTATTTGTATAAATTCCTTTACAAATAATATTACTAATTTCTTCACTAATTTTTTGATAAATTTCAGGATCTACTTTTGGTGTTTGGGATCCCAAAATATCAGCAGGCATACTTGGTAAATTTGGTAATTTTGGTAAAGAACCCATAAATATATATAAATCTTTTATATATCTTTATAAAAGAATATTGAAAAATTGATTTAAAAATTTTCATTTTAGGAATAAATAAAGGTTATGAATTATAAATTTTTAGAAAATATTCCATCGAGCAAAATAGTTTTATCTTCTAAAACTATTCGTATTAAAATCAAAAATGTTAAATCAAATAATATAATGGAATTACAAAAAGATCCTGAAATAAAAAACAAAACCAAGAAAAAACATGTTCAATTATCGAATCTAGAAAAATCTAAAATGTGGGATATGTTTGATTCAAATATTAAAAATAAGGACAACGAAAAATACGAAGTAAAAAGTGTAGATGAATCTGGATTATGTCATTTATGTAAATCGGTGTTAATGATTATGGAAGATGGATTTCCTACATGTACAAATAGTGAATGTGGAGTGATTTATAAGGATACTTTAGATTATTCACCAGAATGGCGTTTTTATGGTGTAGAAGATAAAAACAGCATTGATCAAACTCGTTGTGGAAATCCGATTAATCCATTATTAGTTGAATCATCTTATGGTTGTAAAGTATTATCTACGGCTAAATCTTCTTATGAAATGAAGAAGATTAAAAAATGGACAGAATGGCAATCTATGCCACATAAAGAAAAATCTTTATATGACGAATTTCAATTTATTACGATTATGGCACAAAATGCTGGCATTCCTAAAATCTTTATTGATGATGCGATGATTATTCATAAAGACATTTCGGAACAAAAAATGTTTCGTGGTCTAAATCGTGATGGTATTAAATCGGCGTCGATATATATATCTTGTCGTCTAAATGGTTGTCCGCGAACTGCCCATGAAATTGCTGAAATATTTCATTTGGATAAAACTAGTACAACCACGGGTTGTTCTATGGCGGTAAATATCCTACATAATATCGAACGTAGTATTGATCCAGAACAACAAACAGATTTATGTACAACTACACCTTCTTCTTTTATTGAGAGATATTGTAGTAAATTGAATGTTAATCATGAATTGATTTTATTATCGAAATTTATTGCAAATAAAATAGAGGAAAATAGTATTATTATGGATAATACACCTCACGCGATTGCTGCTGGTATTGTATATTTTATTTCACAAGTATTTTCGTTAAATATTTCCAAAACGGATATTAAAACAATATGTGGTGTAAGTGAAGTTACCATTAATAAATGTTATAAAAAAATGGAAAGTATACGTGATAATTTAATACCCAGTTGTCTTCTTTCAAAATATATTTGAGTGTAATTATAATTTATTATACTATTTGTTTTTTTATTATAAATAATATATTAAAAAAATATATACAAATGTCTAGTAACGATTTAGAAATATTAGAAATAGTTGAAAATAGTAATGAAAATATTACGTTAACAATTGAATCTATTCCCGAAGAATCCCCTGTTCCCGAAGAATCCTCTGTTGCAGAACCTATTCCCGAAGAATCCCCTGTTCCAGAAGAATCCTCTATTCCCGAAGAATCCCCTGTTCCCGAAGAATCCTCTGTTGCAGAACCTATTCCCGAAGAATCCTCTGTTCCAGAAGAATCCTCTGTTGCAGAACCTATTCCCGAAGAATCCTCTGTTGCAGAAGAATCCTCTATTCCCGAAGAATCCCCTGTTCCCGAAGAATCCTCTATTCCCGAAGAATCCCCTGTTCCAGAAGAATCCTCTGTTGCAGAACCTATTCCCGAAGAATCCTCTGTTCCAGAAGAATCCTCTGTTGCAGAACCTATTCCCGAAGAATCCCCTGTTCCCGAAGAATCCTCTGTTGCAGAACCTATTCCCGAAGAATCCTCTGTTGCAGAACCTATTCCCGAAGAATCCTCTGTTCCAGAAGAAGTACCCTTAATGGAACCTATTCCCAATGAATCCCCTGTTCCCGAAGAAGTACCCTTAATGGAACCTATTCCCAATGAATCCCCTGTTCCCGAAGAAGTACCCTTAATGGAACCTATTCCCAATGAATCCCCTGTTCCCGAAGAAGTACCCTTAATGGAACCTATTCCTAAATTAATATTTATCATACCATATCGTGATAGAGAACAACAACAAATATTTTTTGACGCACATATGAAAAGAATATTAGAAGATATTCCTATAACGGATTATAAAATAAAATATATACATCAAAAAGATAATCGTTCATTTAATCGAGGTGCAATGAAAAATATTGGGTTTTTATATGTTAAAAATAAATATCCAAAATATTATAAAAATATTACTTTAATATTCAATGATATAGATACAATGCCATATGCTAAAAATTTCTTAAATTATGAAACAACTTTCGAAAATGTGAAACATTTTTATGGATATAAATTTACCCTAGGAGGAATTGTATCTATAAAAGGAGGAGATTTTGAAAAAACAAATGGATTTCCAAATTATTGGTCATGGGGATATGAAGATAATGCATTTCAAAAACGTGTTCAAACTGCCAACTTACATATTGATCGCAGCCAATTTTATCCAATTATGGATGATAATATTCTACAAATGAAAGATGGATTGAACAGATTGGTAAATCGTAATGAATTTGAACGATTTGTAGATGAATATAAATATAATATAGCCAATGATGGATTTTCAAATATTAGTAATTTAGTATATGAAGAAGATTCAAACAATTTTATAAACGTATCCAATTTTGAAACAGGTATTTTAGATAAACCAGAAACCAATCAAATCCATAATTTAAAAAATGGAAACAGTCCATTTTCTATAGGAAGACGTCGTGGAATGATGAGAATGTCATTTTAGATTATTTTACTCTTTTGGGTATAAAAAAGAAGAAGAAGAAGAATAAGAAAATTTTTATACAATTATCGAGAGAATTTATAATTCGATTATTTTTCTCTCCATATTTTTATTCTTTTTTTCAAAAAAATCGATTTGTCTTTGAATAGCATTGGGAGGAATTTGTTTATTTATATCTAATGAAAAAATAAAATCACCATTCATTAACATCATTCCTAATTTCATATAATCTTCAATTGTTTTTTCATTTTGTTGTAAAAAACGGTGATAAGTTATTTTAGTAAATCGTGTATTTTTCTCGAAAGATTCCAACATTTGTTTATTTTCTCTATATTCAATATTACGAACATCGAACCATAATACTTCTATACAAAATCTTCCTCGTTGATATTTAATAGAATCCAAACATTCTTTTATTTTAGAAACATCTGAACTTTCATCAGTATATAAAAAGAGAGAAATCCATTTTTTGGGTGTTTTTAATGATTCCGGTAAATCAAACAAAGAATTTTGTGAGAAATAATCCGAATCATATAATTGATAATTTGTTCCCCAATATTGATGAGCATATATTTTCTTGTGTCCTACATAAGGTTCCCCTTCAAAATGAACAGGAAGAAAAACATGACTAGGAAAAACAGAAAAATCAGGGTAATTTCCAGTATTCAAAAAACGTGTTAAAACCCCGGGTCCGACACTATACCATGCTCTATAATTTTGGATCAATATGGTAGAATCATCTGATTTTATCCAATCAATAATATGTCTACAAAGAGGATGTTTAGGATAAAATCCCATTGTACCCGTAGCCACTAATCCTTTTCGAACTTGTTCATTTTCATAACTTGCAAATGCTCGTTTGCTCATAAAATAATCATCCAACGGTTCAATACAAATGGAATCTGCATCAATGAAAACACCACCATATTTATAAAGAATTTCCCAACGAATAATATCGGCTTTACCATTGATTTCATTGATCATATTTATTTTATCTTCACATTCCAACATCAAATCACGATTTATAATTTCTTGTTCATTCCAAAAAATATATTCAAAATCAGGATGTTTTATTTTCCATGTTTCCATTATTTTTTTCGGAGCCGGTTTATTTCCGATCCATATTTGATGTATGATTTTTGGTATGGTATACATAATAATATAATTAATATATTATTATTTTATTCTTTTTACTTACTCAATAATAAATTATTTTATAAGTAATTCCTACTTCAATTGGTGTTTCCCATATTCCTGAAATTTTAATATAAAATTTATTCATGCCATTTTGAATATGAAAATGACAATCCGAATCACATTTATCTGTTATTTTTTTTGAAATAGAATCAGTAAATTTACATAGATGTAATCCATTCAAATGTTTATAATTATAATATTTTATCATACCATTTTTCAATTGTGTATTAATATTATTGACCATTTTTTTATTTTTGATATTTTTAGTTTTCATATAAAAATCGATAATACTATTTTCTAATTTAGAAAATTGAAGGATTAATTCTTTGTTTTTTTCAATATCAAAAAATAATACATTTTTATCATTATATTTTTGATTATGTACATTATTTTTTTCCATAAATGGTTGTGTAGAGCATTGTATATGCCTTATATTTGAAATATATAAAGGTGTAAAATTCTTTCTCTCATAATGTTGAATTGGAAAATCTATATAAATGCCATTCATTATAAAATATTCTGATGAATATAAAATTTTAACAAAAATACCATTCATAATTATATTTTCTTTATTTTCCATCAAAAAAACGTTTTCGATATTAAAATCATTATTATTTAATAAAATATTCATGCTAATAAGTGTATAAAAATGTTTTTATATGGATTGTAATTTCACATATATTTAGGAAATATAGTATTTTTCAAATCAAATTTCAAAATGAAATATATTATATATATAAAATATAATATAATATATAATGTCAGCAACATTGAATTTTAATCCAATAAAATATACTTCATGGAAAGGAAATGTTTTTTATAAAAGATCTTCTTTCTTGAGAGAAAATCAAAATAATCAAAATTTAACTGTTAAATTGGTTATGAATCCTCTGCCATTGAAAATTTATAGAAAAGAAACGAATAATGATACTAAAAAATGTAATGAACGAATTTCTGTGAAAATTGAACATTTGGATCGTCCAGGTTCAATTATTGTTACCGAAAACTTCACTTCTGGTTTAATGAATTATAAAACGAATGATGTTACTGAATGTGAATCCAAAAGTGCAAATTCTTGTATTCATATGCCAGATGTAGATGCAAGACGTAGAGTACGTAGTGCTGGAATGATTCGTCGTAAATATAATGAAAATCGTAATAATGATACTTATTGTACTTCTTCGAATCAATATTTAGTAAGTCGTAATCGAACTTTTTCCCAAAATCAATATAATTATATTCGACAAGGTAATGCCTCCGCAAAACCCGGAACAAATTCATCTAAAATGAATTTGTATTCTGCAGGTGGATTATCTCATTGTCCACAACCATATATATCTGTAAAAAATAATAATAATAAATTCAGTTATCGTTGGATAAATAATGTAACTTATGATGTGGTTATACCAGATGGTGAATATAATATTTATCAATTAAATAATATCCTACAAAATGTCATGATTCAAAATACTCATTATTTCAAAAGTGTAGTAAATGACGTTTATTATTTTTTATTATATTTATCTTATGATGATTTGAATAAAGTAGTAGTTTTAGAAACAAAACCTTATGGAAATTATTTGGATAATATTAATTATACAATTAATGCAACTCCATTAAGTAATTGGAATACCGTTGTCAGTCCAGTTCAAGTTGCATTTCAAATACCAAATACTAAATTTCAAAATATTATTGGATTTACAGCTGGAACATATGGAGCAGCCATACAAACTTCAAATATTACACCACATATTACGTCCAATTATGTTAGTATGAATTATAAACCAAATAATCCACAATTCGGACAACAAGGAGCCGTTTCATCTAGTACATTAATCTCTCGTAAACGTTATGATACAATCACTGATGTTGGAGCAAAAATGAAAGCACCTTATGGAAGTGCAACTGCAAATGCTTTAGCATATGGTGTCACGGATCATCAATATACATTGAAAGATAAAATGGGATATCCTCTTAAAAGAACACCCGTTATTTCAAAATTTACAGGTGAAATTCGATGTGTCAATAGTAATAATATGTAAGAGAATTTGTGTTTTTCGGATTTTATATGTAAATATATTTACACATAAAAAATAATAAATAATTAGAACAACACTACATTACACAAGTCCTAGAAGTACATCAATTTCGTATGTATCTTGACCCGCTTTTTCCATTTGTTTTTTCTGTTTCATCAATTTCTTTTTCTCATCTCTGGATAATTCTTTTACTTCTTTAGCAGCAGTTTCAATCTTATTTCCTAAAGAATCAACTTTTTCTTCTTCTTCATTGAATTTTAATTTTTTGGAATTTTCCTTTTCCTGTTTTTTCCGTTCCTTTTCCAATGCCTCAATCATATTATCTCCAAAGACGGTCATTTTACCATTTTCTAATAACCATTTTTCTCGAGTGATTGCATTATAAAAATCATCATTATGGGAAATGACCAATACTCCACCTTTGAAGTTTTTAATTGCATCCGATAATGCATTTGTACTTTCTCTATCTAAAAAGTTAGTGGGTTCGTCAAAAATAATAACATGGGGTAAATAAAAGGTGGCAGCAGCTAAATAACAACGCATTTTTTGTCCCGAAGATAATGCATTGATTTTAGTATGTTGTGCGATTTCTGGTTCCAATCCAAAACTGTTCATATGTTTTTGAATTTCACCCGTGGTTAATTTTCTTTGTCCCATCATACTTTCCATCGCTAATTTTTCATCAAATTCTTTGATCATTTTTTCATACCCCATTTCAATCAATTCTGATTTTGTAAACCATTGTACTAATTCAACCACTCCTTCGGATTTTGCCTCATATTCATGTTCTCTTTTACCCGTTCTTCTTGAACCCAATTCTTTTACAACAAACGTTTTATTCAATTTGGCCTTTTGTCGAATCGCTGCTATTTCATCTTCCGACAAAGTCAATGTATTTTTATTGGCTTGTTCTCGATCTGAACCTAAACGATATCTCCACATAACATATTCGATGGGTGTTAGACCTTTATGTTGTTCAAGACAAGCCGAAATATTTTGAGGAATATAAGCAACTCTTAAATTGGGATGTCGATCAATGATTCCTTGATTGGGTTCTAATTCTCCAATCAACACCTTTACTAATGTTGATTTACCTGCACCATTAACACCAGCAATAATAATTCGTGCTGCTTGACTCACTTGAACAGTAATATCTACTAATTGTGGTTTTGGTGAATTTGTATATTGAAAAAAACAATTTTTCATACTTAATACTGATTTTGTAAGAGATTTTACACCTTCAAGTGGTCCCGGATCCGGAATATTAAAGGATAACACATCTTGAGAGGTAGTTTGGAAATAGAAGATGGCTTCCGGTTTTTGTTTTACAAATTCAGTAACATTTCCTCGGTATACTTTTAATTTCAATGTTTCATAATGAATCATATTCGTACAAATTTCATCCATAAATTTAATATCATGTGAAATAATTAAAAAGGTAGTATTTTTCGTCGTTTTAATATAATTTTTAAGCCAAATAATACTTAACGCGTCAATATGATTGGTAGGTTCATCCATTAAAATCAAAGGATCTGCCGCTAATTTTGCCAAGATCAAATTCACTCTTTGTACATTACCACCTGAAAGTGTAGACAAAGGTGAATTCATCATATGTTCAGTAACATATAATTCGGCCAAATTCTTGGCAATTTCGTCTCTTGTAATTCCCTTTGCTTTTATTTTCGGATGATTCTCAATATAATCCAATGTGATCATGTCATGTAATTCTTCGGGTATATGATGTTCAATATAAGTGGCTTCAATATCTGGAAATCCTTGTAATGTTTTATTGGCCATCGCTCTTAAAAGTGTCGATTTTCCCGCACCATTATGTCCTAAAATACCATAAATATGATTCAATTTTAATTTCAAAGGGGTTTGATGTAAAAGAACACGAGTTCCATATGCCAAAGAAAACATACAATCACATAAATTCTCATCATTTTCCTCTGGATCATATTCATACACAGTAATTGTATCAATTAATTTTTTCGCTATTTTATCTACAATCTGAATTCGTTGATCTTCTTCTAAAATAATATGTCGAATATAGGGTTCAATGCATTTTTGATAAGGTAATTCCTCACGAATTTCATATTTTACTAAATTTAAAACAAGTTTAATAGTGTAATTGATAATGTTACCATGTTCACTGAAATCCTTTTCAATGTTTTCTTTAAATAATTGAAGACAACTGTCTTCTGTAACAGCATCGATTAATTTCGTATTGGATTGTTCATAGACACCATTTAAAGTGACTTTGGAACGTGCACATACATTTCGGACTTCTTCTACCGGAATTTCATTGATTCCCTTATCTAAAATCCACATTAATTTATCATAAAAGATTCGTGCATAAACTGGATTTTTAATGAGTTTACATAATGTATCCATAACCACTGCGGCCTTTCTTTGACAAACCACTTTTTTCTCTCTCATAGCTCGAACCAACATTGGAATCAATAATCCCAAAGTTGGCATATCAATATCATTGACAAGTGGTGTAGATGCTAATTTTTCTAATGAATATTCGGTTTTCGTAGAAGGATTCATATATCCTTCGATCATAACAGGAATAATCGGTTGAATATCGACATTTTTAATAGTCTTACAAATAGATGTCCAACATTCTTGAACGGCGACTTTAACATCTTTTTTAACATCCGATGATAATTGAATGAGTGATTCAATAATGATAGGTAAATTCGATGAAACTACTTGAGGATGAAGATTTGCATAGGTTTCAATCATTTTTAAACCGAGTATTTTAGATTGAAATTTGACACTGGAAAATACTTTTGAAATTTCTTGAAATACAAATTCAAAAGAATAAGGATTTACATTTTGAACAAAAAGTTCACATATAGTTTCAACTTCTTGTTGAAATTTTTTATCTGAACCGAGTTCAAGTAAATTTGATAATATACTAATTAAAAAAAATTCTTTAGAAGGATCAAAATCAACTGCCATATTTTTTACTTGTTCAAGTCCATTTTGTTGAACTTGTAGATCTTTTGATGATAAACTTTCAATTAACTCTTGAAAAACCATAATGTATATAAATAAGTAAAAATATTTTTAAGTAGATATAATAAATAATATTTTTATCATGACACGTCATCATAAAATATCTTAACAAGGAATATTATACTTCATACACCATTCAATGGATTTTTTAATATTGGTTTGAATCAATAAATCGATTTTATCTTGTTTGTATTTATTATCAATCATACATAATGTATAATGAATATTTTGTATTTGTTTTTGTCCAAAAATCGAATTATATTCTTCTATTTTTTGTATAAAATAATAAGGAATTTCTAGATTTAAAAAACGACAAGGTACTTCTTTCTTGGAAATATTCATAGTAATAAAACATTGTTCTATAAATGGATAAAAACTATCATTTTTTTCATACAAAAAATCTTTACATACAATATATTTTTCAGAGTTCGCATAACGACTCGTTTGTGGTTTTATAATGTATACTTTTTCGTAAAAAGAAGATAATATATAAAGAATATCAATCGTGTGTTTCATAAAGGAATCAAATATTTTTAAAACAAAACATCCCCCACGTTTTTGCATAGTAATTGCAAATGCGACTTGTGCAAATAATAATTTGGAAATAAATATTTCTTGGTAATTAAAATCCATGGAAAAATCAAAACCACCATCTCCAGTGATTATATCCATACTAGAAGAATATTTCTCCCTACAATATTTTAAATTTTCCAAATTCAATAAATTTCCTGTACCATCTGCACCATTTTCCAAAATGATATTTTTATATTTATTTAATAAATGCTGACTTTTTTTCCAAGAAGGTATATTTGTATCCGTAGAATGATCTTGTAATGTCATTCCATAATAACAATCATTTTCATTTAAACGTAAAGTTGCAATGGCTTCAATAAAACCACCTGGTCCTTCCGCCAAATGGAAAGTTTTTAAAGGTTCATAATGATTTGGTATTAATTGAAAAATATTTATCATTTCAATCATTTTAAAATAAGAACGAGAGATCGGTTTTATTTTAGCAATGCTTCGTTTTTTGTATGTTTGTGAAGTAGATAAAATATGTACAGGTGTATGAATATATTCATATGGATTTGTATATTTTTTAAAAATATCCCATTTTTTTTCATTGGATGTTATTTTTTCTTTAATATTGGATAAATAATAAGAGAGATTGTTGGATATAAATATGGGATTATTTTGTTGTTCATAATTTTCTTTATATATAATTTTAGTATATATTTCATGATTATTTCTTGGTAATAAAAAATAAGTCATTGATTATTAATAATTCTATAGTAATAATCAATATTCATTTATATAAGTTTTTTTATTATTATTTTTTTAATACTGATTTTTTTAATACTGTTTTCTTGTCTGAAAGTACAATCTTTGGTTTCAATACAATAGGTGATTCTTCTAGGTTCGAAAATGGTATTTCTGTTTCTTCTAATATTTCTTCTTTTCTCTCGTCCTCTTTTCTTTCTTCTACTTGTTGTTTTTCTATATTCAAAAATTCTTCATTTTCATCACTGGCTTCTTTTTCTAGAGGACTAACATATTTATTCAATATTATTTTTGCTTTTAATTTTCGTATTTTTCCACTAAATGCTGGTTGACTTCTTATTTCTTCAATGATTTGATTATTTAAATCCATCAATTCTTCATCTTGTTTCAAATCCCAATCCGATTTATTTAAAAATTGTTTTTCGATCTCTTGTGCTTTAACAGTGGTCATTTTCTTAAATACAAAATATCGATTCATAAAAGATAAAGATTTTTCCGCATTTGTCATATATAATGCATTTTTATATTCAGGTTTTCGTCTTGGATTTTGTTTCAATTCATTTTCCATGACAGCAAAGAGTTCACCAAATAAACCACTTGCATTTGGTAATCCGAGTTGTCTGGCTTCTTCATTGGTAATCAATACAAAACCGTAATTTTCCATCATACGAACTAGATACTGGAAATTCACCAAATATTCACGGAAAGTTTTATTAATGGTTTCTTGGAATACATCAATTGGGTATCCAATCGATGATTCATCTTCTGGAAATCCACTATCCGAATATTTCTTTGTGATTTCACATATTTTTTTACCAGATTCTGTAATAAAGGAAATGGATTCACCTTCCATTTTATTTTTCAACATATTGAATAATGTATTTCCATCATAACAAGTTCCAATAAAATAACCTTGTACACGAGTACATTCTGATAAATTACGTAAAAATCCATGGAATGTAATTGGATTTTCAAAGAAATAATGGAGAGCAAATTGACAAGAACTAATATGAAATCCTTCGGATCCAACACCATATTGTTTATAGACACCTTGACCTAATAAAGAGGAATCTTTTGGACCATTTCCAAATACTGATTTACAAATCATTTTATCTTTTTCTCCTACAAATGCATTTGTGGAACGAATATTCAATGAACTATTTCCAACAGTAAATAATGCTTTTACACAATCTTTGTTTTTTGAACGTTCTTTTAAATAACGAGTACAAGCCCCATCGATTTCATTATGTATATTATCACGACTAATATCAATACCGAAAACGAAACTTAATTTTGATTGATTCCATTTTTGTAAATCACCCGCTTTTCCAACAGCATAATCAATTAATATATCTTCACGATTGGATACGCTAGTAATTAATTTACGTTTGACAAATAAATTATGAAAATTTCTCATGGATTTGGTTTGACTCTCATCACTGTATTTATTATAGTATACATCTTCATCAATAGTATGTTCTGGAATAGAAGAGCCGGACGAGAGCATTTCTTCAGTAATTGGATAATGAATCGATTTCCAATTACTATTTGCAACAGGATAAGCATTACCATACTCTCTTTTACCACTGCGCAGTCGTTGGGTTTTATCATAACGAACACGTATAGGAATCCAATTCCAACCGTCATTTTTAGTAGTATCATAACGAAATTCTACAATCATATCTTCATCAAAATATTCACCCGTTTCTTCTGTAGTCATAATCATATCTGATCCCGTGGGCATTAAAAGAATATTACAATAACATGCTTCTGGATCATATGGATCGGAAGGTTGAAATGGCATAGGAACATAATTATCGGTTTTATCTTCTTCCGAATCAGTCATTCTAGGAATGATATCCATTAAAACGGAATTGAATGGATTCATCATAACATGTTTCGTTTTATCAAAACCACAACGGAGTTCAAGTGTTTTATATTGGACGATTTTTCCACCTTCTTGATATATATGAGAAATTTTATCCTTTCCCGTTTTTTTATCTTTTACAATAGAAACCAAGAAATCAATGGTATTAAATTCTGAAGGTTTCCATTTAAAAGATAAATTCCATGTACCAGCAAAATAATCTGAAGACTTTCCTGATTCAGATGATCCTACACCGGTATTGGATGGAGTAAAAATCAAACCATCCGTATTATATTCAAACATCCCATCTTTTACATTTGAGAAAATCGTAGAACAAGCATTAAATATGGTAGTATGTTCACTTGTAGCATAAAATTCTTTACATTTCACTTTTAATTTACAAGTGGTGTTCGTTTTAGGTGGTTCTGTTTTGGAAATTTTACCACTCTTTACTTCCATCCAAACGATTTTTCCGGTTTTTTTATCTTGTGCCTCTTTCCATACTTCATTGTTTTCTGGAATAATCGATTTTACCTTCATTCTACTTACAAATTCATTCAAAAGAGGTAAACGAAACAATTGATTTGCATCTTCTTCGGTTTCTGGAATAAATGCCTTTTCTCTTACAGATTTACCATTGATAAAATAAATATCAAAGGCTGCATATAAATTAATAAATTGTTTGGTTTTGTTATATTTAATATGTTCTCCATCCAAAATACTATGAAAGCATGTTCGTTCATCGGTTTTACATCCAGTAAACATAACATTCATATTTTTATCAATGAAATAAATCAAACCATTTTCATTTACAAATAATAATGCACGATCACCATCCGCTTTATCTGTTACTGTATAGTGAGATCGTATATTTGGAACCATCGATCCTTCCATGGGTTCGATTATATTTTCCATTTGTAAAGTTACGGATGATGGTCCAATAAATGGTTTAAAATAAATAGGTCGATTTTTATTATCTTTATCGTTTTCATCCATTTCATCTCCATATAATACTTTCATGTAGGAATCCAACACTTGTTCTTTTTCTGAATTTGGTATAGGATAATTTGTTCCTTGAATTCCACTTAATACTACACGAATGCATTTACGAATCGCATCCATTAATACATTTGCATCATTAAAATTCGTTCCAGGTCCAACACGTGAATTATCTACTTCAAATTCGATTTCATACACTTCAGGATTCTTGAAGACATTTGCTTTTTGAAGAGTATATTCAGGAATAGGAACTTGTGCTCCTTTTTCCGAACGTCGTGTTTTCGAAGAACGAACAATACTTAAATCCGCAAAAATTGGATAATCCGGATGAATAAATCTTACACGATTCATATAACGGAATTCAAATTTGGATTTTGACCAATTATTAATCATGGTTTGAATAATCGGACTTCTCATTTGATAATCGGATTCTAATTGATAAGATACACGAAAATTCATATCTTCAAAATCAACTGGTTTCAAATAACTACCATCCTTATTCGTCGCCGACATTTTTTGTGTAAATTTCAAAGTATTTGAATTATAACTTGGATGATCGATTAATTTTTGAATATCATTATATTTACAATATTCTTCCACCATATTGATTCCAACAATTTCTGCTCGAATATTACTCATTTTTACAATCCCTGTTTTCACGTCAATATATTCAGGACGAATACGTAACATTTGAATACCATCCTTATTATTTGTGTGAAATCCGAAAGCTAATAATTGTTTTACAACATTATCATAATCAATTTTGGAAATTGGACGATTGGATCCATATGATTTTGTTCCAAAACGAATTTCTAATTCATTGGTTTTACGATCAATACGAGGAGTAGATTCTAAATATAATTCTAAACGAGATTGAAACTCTAATTTTGCTTCTTTCGTTTTTTTATCCATTTCCTCTTTTGATAGACCGAGTTTTTTATCCATTGGTCTTTTTGTTTTTTCCATAGGTATAAAATAAGTATAATATATCTTTATATATTTTTTATATAGTCGCATCAATTTTATAGAGACTACATTTTTACGCGTTCCAACAACATAATTCAATTAATTTTTCGTATAATTCCATTTTTTTCATTTTTTCTTCATAATGAAAACCGATTTTATCCATAATATTATGTAAATCTTCCATTTTATAATGAGATGCTGATTTTAATGGTTTTAAATGACTTTCTAAACATAATAAGGATTCCATAGTTGGTTTTATTTCAGACATATATAATTTATATTTTGGAAATCCTCTTTCCGATTTATGTAAATATAAATAACAGGGTTTGTTATCATGATATTCTGTTTCAGGTAGAAATTTTAAATATGTCTTTTTTTCATCATTGATTAAATATATGGGTGTTTTATAATAAATCGAAAGAGCAACTAAACCATCAAAACTTGTCATTTTATCTACCATAAATTCGGATAATATTTCTTTAATGGCATTATTTGTTATTTTTACATTGGATGACTTTAATACTTTCGGTGTTTTTTGTATAAAATCAATCATTTTTTGTTTTTCTTCCAAAATTTTATTTCCATAAGAATGACCAATTTGATCATATTCATCTAAACCATATATAAATACATAAATACACCAAAAAATAGTATCTGTTTGTCTAGGAAGAAACCATTTTTGTTGTCTCGTTTTAGGAATTTCAGGTAATTTTTCATCTGATTTTTCTATTATTTGTTCAACAATTGATGAATCATTGCATTTATTTTCTATAGGTGGAAGTAAGGGTAATATGGGTTTCTCTAATAATGGAATATCTAACAATAAATCATTACATATAAAATATTTTTCTAATGTTTTAATGGATTCAGAATCATCAAATTTATTATTTTTATAAAAAATTTGATTTATATTTTCATAAGATTGATACATTTAGGATAAATAACTATATATAGATGTAACTTCGTCTTTATTTTCTTTTTCATTAAAATATGTGTTCTTGAATTCACTTTTTTCTTTTTCAAAAGGATCCAATAAAGATTCTTGTTCATTGACATAATTCAAATAATTTGATATTTCATTAATCGTCGATTCCGGTAAAAAAGTTAAATTAATATAAACACCACTTTTATTTTCATTTAATTTTGTACTACTATTATTTTTAATTATTTTTAAAATTTCAATATGATGATTTTTTGACATGGATTCAATATTATTTTTCATAGATTCTAATTTTTGAATATTTGGTAATGATTCCATTTTACTTATATTTCAATAAGTCGAAATTTTTATATTCTTTATCATTCTAAAATAGTAATCGGTTTCTTTTTCCCTTGATCATCTTCTAATTTTTCTAAAAGTTTACCAATGGCTGAAATATAAGGATCGTTCAATTCAAATCGAACTCCAATGACTCTTACCAACAATTTTGAATTTTCCTTTACTAAACTGAATAAATGATTGGCAATATGATGATCTCGTGCAATAAACATTGTTACTGGAATATTTCCATTTTGATCTAATACTTCGGCATGAATGCCTGCTTTCGTAATCGTCTTACAAATACATTCTAATTCCATACCTTCTACGGGATGACATACCATACATTCATAAATGGTATGATATTCAACGAATTCACCGTTGACTTTTCCAGAAGAATATTGAATGACATTTACCGAATCCGGACGTATAAATCCTTCCACAATACATTTTCCTTCTACTTTTGAAGAAATAATATTTTCTAAATTTTCTTTTATATTTCGACCAATTTCAGTTATTTTCAAAAATACTTTCATATTTAAGAGAGATTTCATATAAGGTCCATAACGTTTTTTTGGTTCATTTTCTTTTGATTTATCCATATTCTACTTATATATTTAGAACTATATTTTATGTTGTTTTTTGAAATCAATTTTACATCAAAATAAAAAATGATATTATCAATTTTGAAGAACAATCAACAATATAAATTCGATAAACACTTCATTTATCAATAACAGTTGCCATTGAATTTTTAGTAAGACACCTTAATATTCAAAATTCTCTATTTCACTAAATGCTAATAATGTATTTTTCATTATTGTTTCAGTTATTTGGTTTGTGTTTCTTATTCTAGCTTTTTCCAATTTATTTTTTTTATATTCTTCATATTCATAAATAGAAATGTTATATTTTTCTAAAATGGTTTGATAATTACATACATCTTGAATCCTATGGATAAATGGTCGTCTACCATTGAGTTTAGATAAATATTCCATTATTTTTATTTTTTTTTCATTTTCTCTCATTTTCTCTTTTTCTTTTTCTTGTTTACACAAAAGTTCTTTTTGTAAAATATATTGTTCTTCAATTTTTGGAAGATTTTCCTTAATATATAGTTCAAATTTTGACTTATTACAATCATCATTCCAAGTAATAAAATTATTTATACAAGATCCAACATAATCTTGTTGTATTCCATTCAATATATTTATATTTTTTGCTTTTCCTGAAATTTGTCCTTCTAAATAATAATAACGTCTTAATTCTTCTTCCGTAATATTTTTCAATGAAATCATATTTCTTTTTTATTTATATTTTTTATATAATATTTTATTTCAATTTTTTTAGAAATAAAATATTGAATGATACGAATTCGAATTTATAATCTATATTCAAATCTATATAATGTCTACGCCTCAACTACACCATTTAATAATGCATTTTCCGGTGAAAAAAACATAACTGCCTCTCCTTTATCCGTTTTATAACGCATTAATATTTCCAAAATAGCAGCCAATCCAATCGCTTTATCTTTTATTCCTACAGTATATATTTCTTTTCCTACTACACTATTGATTTTGGAAATGATTTCTGGTTTGGCGGTTTGATCGATTCTTGCTCCCTTGTTGTTACGATTGTTCAAATTCATTGTTTTTATTTTCACACTCATTTCTTTTCCTTTAAATGGATGCATAAATGCAATAATTGGGAAAAAATCGTTTTTATCAACCAATGTTTTTTTCAAAATACTTCGAATACGAATTTCATCTTCGGGTTCTGCTTGAACCCATTCATCATTCTCTCTTACCAAATAAACTAAATCGTGGACTTTTGACAAAACAATTCCTTTTTTAGAACCACGGTATTCTACCATTTTTTCATCAAAATATTCTTGAATTCGTTGTTCTAAATCGCCGAATATATAATCTTCTGGTTGATGGATAGATGCATTTAATAAAATCATTTTTTCTGAAAATGAAAGACAATCCAATATATGTGCTAAAGTATATTTTAAAACAAGATGTGTTGGAATATGATGTATATCTTTCAAATTTACTAATACATTATTTAAATGAACATACCAATCAATCTCTCCACTTTTCAATTGTATTTTCTCTCCAACAACTAAATCTAATGTTTCATTAATTTTTTCCAAAATAGAATTATATTTTGTTTCTCCTTCTTTTTCTGTTTCTGTTTCAGTTTCATTGTTTGTTTTTGTCATTGTTTCTCTTATTTCTGGGGGTAATTCCAACAAAAGTCTTGTTCGTTTATAATCCACCGGAGCGACACGTTCATAAATCGAAGCATTTTCATCCGTTATTTCATTGGGTTGAAAAATATAATAATCACCACGATTGATCAAATGTCCAATACGACCATATTTATCCACTAATTCTTCGGTTTTGTTCTGAATTAAATAAGTAAGTGCATAATAGATTTGAACACTCGGATAAGTTTTTACTGCGTTAATTTCTGCAACTAATTGTTTTCTATGATAGAGAGATCGTTCTCGAAATAAATCACGAATTCGTTTTAATAATGTATAAGAATTCGATTTCATAAATTCAGTATTATAAGTATCTTGTATGATATCGGATTCTAGTATCGGAGGATTTTTGGTAGAACAAGTGAAAGAACAATTATCCATGTAATCACACACATCCGTATGTGGTTTATCACCGACTTTAAAATCAATCAATTTACCACTTGATAATTTGATTTTAATATTTTGATTGGCAGCCAATTCATATAATTTTTCTTGTGTGAAATTCGTTTGTGAAATATTCAAAAGACAATCTACGGATACTTCTTTTAATAATCGTGTGACTTGACCAATTTGGGTTGCTTTATGTTCAGCAACTCGATATACATATAAATCCGCGGATTCTTCTTCTGTTTCCAACAGCGTTGAATGTAAATAGATTTCAACATTACGTTCTTCAAACGGTAATTTACAATGACTTTGATTTCTTACACCACGTCCAATGATTTGTTCAATACGATTCATATTATACCATGGTTCCAAAATATGTACTTGACGAATATTTTTAAAATCCAATCCTTCGGCAGCCGCCTTGGAAATAATAATGACTTTGACTTGTTCACCATTACTATTTTCTGGATTCGTCGTATAATTTACATCATCATAATTATTTGGAGAGAATTCTTTATGTCCAGTGATCATCACATATTTTGCTTGTTTGAAAATACCTTTTGGCGATTCTTTTTCAAATTCCGTTTTTGTTTTCATGGTTAATGCATCAATTGGTTCACTTGGTGGTTTCTTAAATAAATTTTTGGTATAGGATGCAGTTCCAAAACGTCCAAATCCCATTTCTTCGAGAGCAAGAGCAATCGGAACTGCACCACCATCAATATATTGTGAATAGATTAAAACAATACCTTTTGATTTTTTCACACAATCACAAATAGTGGCAATTTTTTGACTATATTTATGAATTTCATTTTGACTGAAAATGGAACCATATTTATTGAAAATTTCGGGTTTGTATTGATAAGAATGACGAAGTGGATTGGGTGTAATTTCTTCCTTATAAGTGACTATTTTGGATAATCCTTCTTGACCAATAAAAGTGGAAATTATTTCTTTTATATCATCAGGTTCTTTGTTTAATTGAATCATTTTATCTAAAACTTCATTCGGATATACAATATTGAGAGCAACCAATGGTGCATAAAGAAGAGTATATCCAAATGTGTCCATATTTTCAAAAGTGGGCATAATCAATTCTCGTCCAAATTTATCAGTACGATTAAAGGAATGTTCAAATAAATATTTCATTATAAATTTATATCCATGTTTTTGATAACTTCCAACATCGTTCAAATACACTGGAACATGTAACAAAGGTTTTTCAATCAGTTTGCCATTCATTTGTTTTTCTGGATATTTATTCATAGAAATACTGTGTTCTGGATCAAAAATATCTGAATATACACGATATGGAAAGGTATATGGATTTTCACCACGAACATAAGAAACATATCCAGTTAATTTTCGTTTTAATAATTCACGACCATTGGGTTGAAATTCACCATCACTGGTAAATACATCACTAATTTCAATGGTACTTCGTTTATCATTGGTATTCATCAAATTGCATAACCAAATAATTTCGCTGTAGGAATTATACATGGGCGTTGCAGATAATAATAAAAGACGCATATTATCCGAATGTTTTGCAATGGTATTTAATAATTTGGATGTTCGTTTTTGTTTTTTATCGGCCAATGCCAAGTTATGAATTTCATCAATGACAATCAAACGTTGATTAAAATAATTTTTAATGTTTTTAATCGTCATTTCTTTTTGTTCTTCAACACTATATCCAGCATCATCGGGAACGGCAGTTTTTCGAGTAATATAATTTGCAAATTCGTTATATCCCATAAATTTATAATTTTGTCGAATAATAGTATTAATTTGAGAAATAATACGCTCTCGAGATAATCCCGATAAATTGGTTGGATTGATTTCTTGTAAGAGTGCATTTCCAATTCCGCCTTTTATATTCCATAATCCGTCAACTTCTTTTAATTTACGTTCATCAAATAATTGTAATTTGAAATTATCTTGAACATTTGGAGAGGCAACTACTAAAATTTGTTTATAAATACCAATTTGTTTCATATACAAACGCATTTCTTCACAAACACCAATGGCTGAATAAGTTTTTCCACTCCCCAAACCGTGATATAATAAGAGACTGTTATAGGGTGTTTGAAAAGAAAGGAAATTTTTCACAAACAATTGATGTGGCATTAATTCAAAATCGGAATTGCATAATAATTCAGATTGTTTTTGAATATCATTTATTTCACCGTCATATTTGGTATCGTTGAATTCTTTATGCTGTGCAATTTTATATGCGAATTCGGGATCATCTAATTCAGGATATAAAAAATCATATGACTCCGGTATTTTTATTTCTTCTCCTACAGATTCTAATGCATTTTCTTCTTGTAATGGTAATTCGGATATTTCAGGTTCGGGTTCGGGTTCGGGTTCGGGTTCGGGTTCTTTTATATTTTCTTGAAACAAATTTGGGTCAGTAATTAATGGTTCTTCATGAATGATTTCAGAAATGGGCATTTTTGTGGATTGTTCGGGTTCAGATTGTTCTGTTGGTTTTTCATAAAAAATCACATTTTTCTTGGTTTTATTTTTTTTTACACATTTACCAGAAGGACTTTTTTTTGTACCATTTGCACAACGTTTTTTATATAATTCTTTACGAATTTTTATTTTTTCAGGAATGGGTTCACATTCTCCTGTAATGGGATTAAAATGTAATCCTTTTTGACATCGTTTTTTCTCTGTTTTTTTTACATTTAAAATATTTCCCAATAAATTCGAAGGAAAGAAAGTTTTTTCTTCACGAATAGGTACACAATCATTTAAATCTTTATCAAATCTTGTTCTAGGAGGACATCTTTTTCTGGTTAATTTTCTGGTTGATTGTTCCATGTATTATTTACATTATATGGATAAATTATATTCATATAATAAGCGATTTATCAGAAATTAAAAATAAGCATCCATCAAAGACAAACATTTATACACATTATGTAATAATCGTTTTTTTTCTAAATTATAAGGACGTATACTATCCAAACATTCTTCATAAGTTTTCCATTCCATCTTACTCACTTCACTTTTATCAAAATGATCCGGTGTTTTACATGTTTCTTCTGTCATCATCAATAAATAATATTTATGTTTATAAGATTTGAAATTAGAACCCGTAAAAATTTCCTCAAAAGGTAAAATATTTTCAATGTTTAAGAGAGCATTTTTATTATACCCAGTTTCTTCACTAAATTCACGAATAGCACAGTCATAATCTCTTTCAAAAAAATTACGACGACCTTTAGGAAATCCCCATTCGGGTTCTTTCCAATCATCTTTATTTTCATGAATCATTGATTCTAAAGAATATAATTTATTTCCATTCAAAATACCATATTTTAAACTATTGAATTTTTCTTCGGAGATCTGTTTTTCTTCTTTATATTGATTCGAAATATTATTTTTATTCCATAAAAAACTCCATAATGTAGGAAAATCATTTTCCAAAATCATTTTTTTTTCTTCATTTGTCATTTCACGAATTAAATTCATTATATAATCCTTATTATAAATCGAATATTTACCCCGAATAAAATCCATAAATCCTAAAGAATGTTTTCTACGAATCATTAAGAATTCAATGGGTTTGTTTTTCGTTTTTTTGAAGACAATGGCACCTATACTTGTAATCGGCATTTTACATTGATGATACATATGTCCTGATTTCCCACAATTATTACAATAATTTTGTTTTTCCATTATTTTTGTTTAAGCTGTATAATTATAATAATTCATTTCTATATACTTTTGCAATGAGTTATAGAACCCCAACATTTGACCCTAAAATATGGGGACCTCACTATTGGTTTTTTTTAATGACACTTGCTTTATCTTATCCAGAAACACCCAATTCTGTTACAAAACGCAAATATTATGATTTCATTATAAATCTTCCTCTTTTTATACCCAATTATGAAATTGGAAATAAATTTAGTGAATTATTGGATAAATACCCTGTTTCTCCCTATTTAGATAATAAAGATTCTTTTATAAAATGGGTTCATTTCATACATAATAAAGTGAATGTCATGATTGGTAAAGAAGAAATTTCGTATCAAACTGCTATAGATAATTATCTTTCTAACTATTTACCGGAATCAGTACATGTCTATGAAAAAATTAAAATAAATAAATATTATATTTTTATTATTTTTATAATGATTTGTTTTCTTTTAATTTACTTTTATTACTAATTATCTCTCCTTATATAAAGGAAAAATATAAGAATATGCGTATAGAAATCATATTATTTTTAATAACCGCGGCATTAATGGTTAATTCATACACCGAGGGAAAATATGTAAAGATGGCAATGGCACATAAAAAATATTATCAAATGGCAGCTATTGCAATGGGTGGTTTAGTCATATATTGGTTAATCAAAAAAAATCCATTGAATGCTAGTCAAATGATCTTAACCTCCAACGAATATTTGAAATATTTACCCATTGATAAAAATACCAGCAGTATCATTAGTCCTATTTTAGATTTTACGGCAAAACAGAATTTCAATTTAGACCAACACAAATATCCATATAATGATGGAAATCATCCCATTATTCCAATACAACATATGAATCAATATGAACGAAAAATAATGACATCTGGATTAGAGGGTGGTAGTGGAAATATACAACAACAAAATGTTGTAACAGGTAAAACCAAACGATCCGTCAGCGAAACAAAAAAGAAATTCGTTGCAGCAAGACAAGGATGGAAATGTGGTGATTGTCAAGAACAATTAAATGCATGGTTTGAAGTCGATCATAAAATTCGTCTTGAATATGGAGGAAGTAATCACGTAGATAATTTAGTAGCACTTTGTAGAGATTGTCACGGAAAAAAAACAACCATTGAAAATTTATAAAAAATTCGTAAAAAAATAAAAATCACATCATAATACAAAGAAATATATGAATACATCATCTAATATTAAAATATTAAAATCAGATGTAGGATCAAATATTGCATCCAAACAAAATTTAAGAAACATAGCTATCATATTACTTGCCATAATATTTATCATGATAATAACTTTAGCAGAAAAAGACAATAAATCTTTTTATATAAATACAGCATTATACACAGTTGTTATTTTAACATTTATTTTTTCCATATTTTCTTTTATTATTATTTCTTTTGATACAAATGTTCGAAGTGCAATATTTTTATATTTAACAATCGTCATTGTCATTATTTTAGCTATTGTTTTAACACGTAAAAGTGGTATTATTACTTTAGTTACCAATGATTATTTCAAAAACAGCATTTTATTATGTATCATTTTATTTGCTCTCATTATTGTTTATTATTTATTTTTAGAAAAATATGCAAATCAACCCGGATGGCCATCTTTCGTTATCAAATTTTTATTTTATATTCCGTGTGTCATTACAGATGGTATTAAATATTTGGTTGAAGATTTTTATTCTACAAAATCGTATGTATTTTATTTAATCATCGTTGAATTTATTCTCATTACGATTTATTTTTATTTTTATCCACGTTTACAACAATCCGTATATGATAATGGAGTAATATTATTAAAAGATCCAACACCATTGAATGAAGTAAAACGTATTGATTTAGAATTATATAAATCTTTTGCGAATCGTAAACCATTACCTGGTTCAAAATTAGAAATACGATCACCCAATCGAAATACATATTCGTTATCCATGTGGATTTTCTTAAATAATCAACCTTTATCTCAATATTCCTACACAAAAGAAACTACTATTTTTTCCTATGTGGATAGTGAAGGAAATCCACATCCAAAAATAACATATAAAAATGATAAAAACGGATTAGATCAATATATTATTTATTTATCCTCAAAAGATAAATATGGTATCAGTTTACCACATCAAAAATGGAATAATATTGTTTTCAATTATAGAGATTTGAATGTGGATATTTTCATAAATAGTATTTTTGAAACAAGTATTAAATTAAGTGAACTACCAAAATATACAAATCGAGATATTGTTTCTGTAGGTGAAAATGGGTTAGATGATCGAACGGGATTATTTGGATCTATCTGTAATGTTGTATATTATAAAAATATCATGACACAAGGTCAAATAATAGATAATTATAATTTATTAAGCATACGAAATCCACCTGTCAATTGATTTTTACAATACAATATAATAAAAATATTATTATATTTTATAATGAACCCATTAATAATTATTTTAGGTATAGTAATTATTGTCATTTCATTTTATTTAATCAATTATTATTTTTTCAAAACACAACCTTTAGCAACAAAAATATATTTAAAAGAATCACCTGCGGATATTTCTTCCAATGTAATTAAAAATCCAAATTCCATATTATATTCTTTTGGAACATGGGTCTATGTAAATAATTTCAGTAATTGTAATTTAATGTCATACGTTGGAGAAACACCATTATTTGCATTAGTACTTGGTGGTGTTGGAGACGCAGGTACTGTAAATAAACCAAAATTAACGGCAATTATTAACGGTAAAGGTCAAGATAATAAATATATAAGAAAACAAATCATTATTTCAAATAACTTTCCTATGCAAAAATGGGTACACGTTTTAGTAAGTGTAGATACTACATTTGTTGATTGTTATTTAGATGGTAAATTGATTACTTCTAGTCCATTAACACCCAATGAACAAATTATCAAAGGTCCGGAAGTAACCCCATCTATTTCATTCAAAAATAATACTCCTCCAGATGTATATTTAGCGAAAGTTACAAGATGGGATTATCCTCTTGATCCACAATCAGTTTGGTCAGAATATTCAGCTGGTAATGGAGTTGATACTACAAGTTTTGCTGTTCAATTAACCGTAAAAACAGAAGATTCTGTTAAAAACTATAATATTTACTCAAATTAACCCTTTCCCTAGAAAAATAATTCATATATTTTAGCGACCTTTCAGGTCGCTAAAATATATGGTCTTATTTTCTAGAAAAAGTTCTACCATTTATTAGAATTTATCCATTATATGGATAAATTATAAGTAAAGGGTTAAACCGTTGAAGAATTTCTAGCTTGCAAAAAATGCACAAGGGTATAAATATTGACTGGTATAAACTACATAGCGAAAATATAAATGAAAAAGATAGATATATAATATGTATAAAATTATATATCTATTTTATAATAAGTAATGTCAACAACTACTGTTCCAAATACTTTACAAGAAAACATAAGTGGCAAATTAAATGAATTTTCCGATGTTGCAAAAGGTGGATTCGGAGATGCCAATGGCATTATTGCCAAATTCGGTTTTTTTATTTTAGTAATTATTTTATTTCTTTTAGCATTAAATTTAGGAACACGATTAATTGCTTACTTTATGACACCACCAAATAAAATAGTTATTATTAAGGGTACTGCCGATGGTAAAAATAAAAAAATAATAAAACAAGATCCAAAAGATAAAGATTCAAAATTAATACGTCGTTCCAATAATGAATTGAGTGGCATTGAATTTACATGGTCACTGTGGCTACGCATTGACGGACTTTCTGAAATAAATGATGGAATTCAATACAGAAATATTTTTGTAAAAGGTGATGGAACACTCACAAATGCCCCTGGTGTTTATTTACATAACTCATCCAACACTTTACGTATATTGATGGATACTTCTTCCAAATATGCAATTACAGAAACTAGTAGAAATAGTACACAAATTATTAATATTCCAAACATTCCTATGAAAAAATGGTTTCATTTAGTAATTCGTTGTCAAAATAAATATTTAGATGTTTACATTAATGGTTTGGTTGTTTTTAGATCGAATTTAATAAATGTTCCATTACAAAATTATGATGATGTTATTATATGTAATAATGGCGGATTCAATGGAAAATTATCCAATTTAACATATTATGGTTATTCATTAAATGCCACAGATATTAACGGTATATCTTATTCTGGTCCCGATCTAACAGATGTTGATAATATGAATAATCAAGGAAACGTTGGTTCTGATTATTTATCCACATTATGGTATAAAGGATAAAACCAAGGGAACCAAGGGAACTAAGGGAACTACGTTCCCTTTGAAACCCTCCTTCGAAATATATCATCACCTAACGGTGATGATATAAATGTTATATTTTTTGTTATGTTTTTTGTTATGTTTTTTGTTATGTTTTTTGTTATGTTTTTTGTTATGTTTTTTGTTATGATTGATTTGCTCTATATTGAAAATTCCTACATATCCTACAAATAAATAATAAAAACAAATATACACATAAATACAATTCATATAATACTATATTCAATATGCATGTTCGTTTGATTAGTTATTCTCAACCCCCAGAAGGTAAGCAATCATTACAAGATTTAGTTGCTTATTGTGCCCGTGTTTCGAATCCTACAAATCAAAATAATACTGAAACCAATCAAAGATTAATTAAATATTTAATCGATCATCAACATTGGTCTCCTTTGGAAATGGTTAATGTATGTTTAGAAATTGAAACTACTCGTGATATTGCCCGACAAATATTACGTCATCGTTCGTTTTCATTTCAAGAATTCTCACAGCGTTATGCTATTACGGATTTGGATTTTATACAAAGAGAAGCACGATTACAAGATAAGAAAAATCGACAAAACAGTGTAGAAACAACCGACGAAGATATTAAAACTGTGTGGAATGCGATGCAAAATGGAGTGTCTGAAATGGTAAAATATGCTTATGAATGGGCATTAGAACATGGAATTGCCAAGGAACAAGCTCGTGTTGTTTTACCAGAAGGAATGACGAAATCGAAATTGTATATGAACGGTTCATTGCGGTCTTGGATTCATTATATTCAATTACGATCTGCCAATGGAACCCAAAAAGAACATCGTGAAGTAGCTATTGCTTGTGCAAATGAAATTTCTGTTATTTTTCCGATGATCAATACTTTGATTTCACATGATTCCTATGTTTGATTTTTTTTTATTTCAAAAAAATCATCCAACAAAATACTTTAGGAAAAAATATTCCAAAAATTCATTCAAGAAAACTTTAGGAGAAAAAATCATTCAAGAAAACTTTAGGAAAAATATTCCAAAAAATCATTCAAGAAAACTTTAGGAGAAAAATTCATTCAAAAAATTCACTCAAAAAAACTTTAGGAGAAAAATCATTCAAGAAAACTTTAGGAGAAAAATTCATTCGAAAAATTCATTCAAGAAAACTTTAGGAGAAAAATTCATCCAAAAAAATCTTGAAAAAATGATCCAACAAAAAAGTTTGTAAGAGAGAAATTTGCCAAATTTTTTTCTATAAAATAATTTTCATTAAAATACTTTTCAAAAAAAAGCATCGAAAAATTTCTCCAAAAGTTTGTTGTAATGGAAATATTTATAAAAAAATCTCTCAAAATATTTTCCAAAAAATTCCAAAATATTAGAATATACATAATATAAACAATTTTATATTGCTGCATATAATTAACATTTTTACAGTTGTTATATCATCATCATTAGATGATGATATACTTCAAAGGAGGGTTTCAAAGGGAACTACGTTCCCTTGTATATATATATGACTACATCAAATTTAAATGTTTGTTCAGATCCAGCTTATTTAAATTTAGTTACAATCAAAAATCGGTTTAGATTAAAAAGTATACCTCCACAAAGATATGATAATTTAAAAAATTCACCCTATGATATTAACAACAATTTACAAAAGGTATTTACACAAGAAGAATTGAATATGAGAAGAAAAGCAGAAATTTTAAATTATAGTGCTAACAAAACAAATACGAAAACAAATAATTTGACAAAAAAAGAAAAATGGGCACAATTGGTCAATGGTTCTTCCCAACAACGAAATTTACCTTATTCTTACATACAAAATAATTTAGTTTTAGGAACAACCAATTATGTACAAACTTGTCCGAGTGGAAGTATTATATATACTCCTACATATGCATCGGGTGTTCCAGGTAAAATTATGAACCTGTATGAAGATCCAAATGTACCCCTTTATATGTATTCTACAAGTAGAGATAGTTATGGGTTAATTAATCAAGAAATAACAACACAACAATTTACATATGATGTATTTGACAATATTTATTTAGACAGTACTAATAAAAATAAAAATAACGGTATTGTTGCTTCAATTTATATTCAAAATATAGATACAAAAACATATACATTCAATATCCAATTTCCAATTAGTATTTTTATTTCAGCAACGACAAAGAAAGGATTTTCAGGAACATTCAATGAAAATATTACAATTAATTTTATTAATAAACCATTACAACACAATATTTATTATGGATCCGGCATAGTAAACACAAATCCATCTTATAGTATTCCATCCCAAAAGTCGGTTACATTCAATATTTCAATGAATTTATCAAATGATGGTTTTTCTGGAAATCAATTTATTGGAAATTATGTATTATCAAACTTGACATTAAATACCGAACCAAATTATTTATATGATATGAATTTTGGTTTAATGGATGAAAACAATAATTCATTAATTTACATTGAATCCCAAACAAATACTAATTTATATAATTATTTTGAAAATATTAGTTATGGTATTTTTATGAATCCATCTCTTAATAATTTAAATGTTTATAATAATTGTAGTGTGGTGAATCCATCACAATTTCCATCAAAATCAACTTATCAGTCTTTAATCATTCAATAAAAGAGAGAATGAATTTATTCTTCACGAAAAATAAATGATGATGAAATCAAATTTTCTTTTTTACTTTCCAAAATATATAATATTCTGGAAACTCTCCATTCATAAAATAATCCATAAGAATTTATATCAAAATCTTGTTCCATTAACATATTACAAATGACATTTCCCATAAATAAAAAAGTTTTATATATTTTAAAAATGGATTGTTTGTCTTTATGTGGACTATTATAAATAAAACCGTCAAATAAAAATTCAGGATATTGTAAATAAACCGAGTTTTCAATGCCATATTTAGAAAACAAATCATATTTTACAAATAAAATATACAACTGTTTTAAATAAATTAAAATATTTTTGTATTTTGTTACATAATTCGATGTTAAAATCGATTCAATTTCATTGGTATTAATTTTAATAATTACAGAATCCATATTTACAGTACATAAATGATATAACCAAGTAATATCATCAGTAAAATAATTATTTAGATTCTTTTTCTCTCCATTCAGATAAAAATATTTCGTGTTTTCCAATTTTTCCTTTTCAGAAATATATTTCGCAAATTCTTTGTTAACATTATCTATTTCTCGATTTATTTCTTGTATGCTAGTATAATCATTATATTCATATTTGGTAAGAATTTCTTTGAATAAATAGATATAATCTAATTCATCATTGTATTCATTGTCAAATTCATGATTCAATGTTTTTACCAAATAGTTTGGTAGTTCATCGTCAATGTAAGATCCTCCACGAACATATTCATAACCGTGATTATACATATAATGTTTAACAATTCGATCTACTTCTAAAAAATCTTTAAAAGGAAAAGTTTCTAAAATAAAAAGTGGTTTGTATTTTTTGACATAATCATAATAAATTGTACATTCTCTCATTATGACGGAATCTTTTTTACTTTCTGAAAAATAAACAAAAAATCGATTATCTTGTAACTTTAAAACATAAATCATTTTTTGCATTTCTTTTTGAATATAATAAATAAGAATGAATATTTATTATATTTACAACGAAAAAATATTTATGGATCTTTTACAGGAGGTAATTGGTTCAAATCCATTCTGGGTGGAATGCCCATAGGTGTGGTCATATTTGGTAATACATTTTGAGAGAAATTAGGGTTTAAACAAGTATATTGTGATGGAAAAATTTGTCCAGACATACATTTGTCGTTTTCACCAATTTCAATACATCCACGACGTCCTTGATACTCACCGACTAAACACCAATTGGATTTACTAGAAGTAATTGGTTTTTGAATAGGATTGGTGGTGGTATCTGGTTCAGGTTCATTTACTTTTAACATAGCAGGTTTATCTGTAGGACTTTTACGACTTGCTTTTATCAATAAATCACTACCGCGGTTAATGGCATCATCCGCTATATCTAAAGTAGTTTCGCCGGTTTTTGCAATTATATTACTTGTTTTTCCAATAAACCAACCAGTTGAATATAATAATTCCGATACAAATTCAGAAGCAAATGTTCCTAAACTTGTAAATAATAAAATAATTACTAAAAGAATAATAATAATAATATTTCTAGAATCTGAAGTATCTATTCCAACAGAAGGTGTTTGTGTAGCCAAACTATTTGATTCCATTTATATTAATAATATATATTATATTAGACATTTAGTTGGATTTTTTATATATTTTTAGGAAAATCTCTCAACAATATTTATAACATTTCGATGGAAAGTGGTTTGACTATGTTATTACATTCAGTGATTATTGGTGTTTTATTATACATTTTTATGATTTATGTATTGGGACAAAAACAAGTGGTTGCGGAAAATAGAACATTATTATTATCAGCAGTAATATTGATCTATATGATTTTATTCGGTCATGGATTACCAACATCCATAAATAAAAATTTATTTTAAGATTTTATTGCTAAAAATAAAGAATAATTATAATTATTTCTCTCTGTAAAATTCAATAAAAATGTATTTTATATATTTTTATTGGCAAATAGAACCAAGATTGTTCGTTCAAAGAATGATTTAAAATGTATACCATTATAATAAAATGGAATTTTTTAATTTTGTAGAAACTTTTTTCTTTGTTAGTTTAGCAATTACATTCGTATTAATCATGATGTTAGTATATCATTTTAAAGAACGATTAACTATACTAGAGAAAAAAACAAATACAATGTTTGATATTATTACAAATATAGTAAATGAATTAAATGGTATAAGAAATCATCCAGTTTCAGATAATAATATACAGCATATTGTTTCCGGAATGTCAGAATTTCCAGTATCCGAGACATTTAGTCAATTGCCTAAAAAAATAGTAGTTTCAGATAATGAAAACGATGATGATGAAGATGATGAAAATATGGATGACGATGACGATTTTGAATCGGATGATGATGAAGAAAGTAGTGATGATGAAGATAATAAAATCAAAATTATTAATATTGATTTACAAGGAAATAATGAAAATATTCAATTTGAAGAATTAAATGAATCAGCTTCATCAACAGACGAAGATGAAGAATTATACAATAGTGTTACTGATTTTGAAGCATATTCAAATATGGAATCTGAACAACCTGAAAATAATGAAGAACTTCCATTAGCATCTTCTTCAGTTGCAAATGAAATAAAAGTCGAAAAATCGAATAAAAAAGTGAATGAAGAATTCACAAATTCATATCGTAAAATGGATATAAACGCTTTAAGAAATTTAGTAGTTGAAAGAGGAATTACTGCGGATATTAAAAAATTAAAAAAAATTGAATTGATCCGATTATTGGATTCAAATGCATAAAATTATTTTTCTTTTCATAGTTTCCAATAATTTTCAATAATAAATGTAAAAATTATATATCTTTGTATATATAATGTTTTCTTTTTCATCAAAATTCCAAAATTATAATTCAAATGTTCAAGAATGTATACCAAAATCAACTTTAGGATATGGAGCAAATCCGGTCTATCCAGGATTTCCGCCCATTATGATGGATGGTCGTGCAATTGTTGCATCCGATCAACCAGAAGCAGTATTAAACAATGCATTAATTAAAGAATTGGGTGTTCAATCTAATTGGGAATATCGTAATTATTTAACAAGAAATGCATTAGATATTATGAAATATAATTATCGTGAATCATCCAATGATGTAGGATATTTCAAACGATATCAAGATACACCAAAAGAATACAATGTTCCTTTTGTATATCCTTCTTTTATTAGTAATGAAACTCCCAATGGTTATCAAAACAGTGATTTAAAACAAACTTATTTGTCAAGAGAACAATTAAATGCACGAAAAGTTGAACCTGTTATAAAAAAAGATGAAATCTAAAATAAAATAAAAAGGTGTATAATAGATTATTTTTTATTGGAACATGAATTTTGCATTGTATATTCTTCTTCGAATTTAGTTAATCCGTTTTTAGCAATATATTCCATACTACGCATGATAAATCCAAAAGAACTACCCGAATGACCATTGTAACCCAATTCTTCAATTTTATTATAAATCCTTTGAATTTCTTCATTATTTGAAAACATAAAATTTTTTGCATCAAAATTTTTCATATAATCCCATAATTCTAATTGTGTAATAGAATTAAATGCAGTTTCATACATTATACGTTCGTCAGATGGAATAAAATCAAAAGTGTTTATACAAAATGACATGTAAATGATATTATGGTATACTATCATTTTCATAAAATCATTTCAATTTTTTAGTATATTATTATAGTAAAAAAAATATATATAAAAAGTCATTTTTTTATATATAAAAATGGAAAAACAAAGAATGATGAGTTTTGATATTGGAATCAAAAATATGGCCTATTGTATTTTTGAAATCCATCAAGGAACAAATTCATATGAAATCATGGATTGGAATATATTGAATTTAATGGAGAAAGATGAACCCAATGTATTTTGTAATTGTCATGCATTAAAAGAAAAAATCCCAAAAAAACCGAAAAAAGAGAAAAAAATAGTAAAATTGGAAAATTTTTTCGTGGACTCTTCAGATTCACTTGTTAGCTCCCCATCTCCAACAAATAAACTTTGTGGGAAAATTGCCAAATATAAAAAAGAAAACAATTATTATTGTGAGAAACATGCAAAACAACAAACCCAATACATCATTCCAAAAAAACAAATTTCTAGCTCTCAATTAAGAAAAAATAAAATTGATGATTTAATAAAAATTGGACAAACTTATCAATGTTTATTGAATGATGGAGAGAATCAAGAAAAAAAACAAACAAAAAAGAATATTCTTGAAATTTTAGAAAACTTTTTTAAAATCAAATGTTTAGAACCACTTGCTGAAACGAAAAAACACAATGCTGGAGATACAGATTTAATTACGATTGGAAAAAATATGAAAAATTTATTGAATTTAATTAGAGAAATTGAATTAGTAAATCTGGTGATTATTGAAAATCAAATCTCTCCAATTGCGAATCGAATGAAAACCATTCAAGGAATGTTGGCACAATATTTTATTATGAAAAATAGTGAAATTAAAATTGAATTTGTATCTTCAGCCAATAAATTAAAAGGATTTTCCAAAAATGATGGAGAGAAAGAGAAAAAAGAAGAAAAAATCGAAGAAAGAACAGAAAAACAAAAATATAGTCAACATAAAAAAGATGGGGTTTTTTATACAAATCAAATGTTGGAAAAAGACATAAATTTACATACATGGAAAAATAGTTTTAATGAATCCAAGAAAAAAGATGATTTGGCAGATTGTTTCCTACAAGGTATTTGGTATTTGAATTCTAGAAATCGTATAGAATAAAAGAAATAAAAATAATATATTAATAATGCGTAGGACTTAAAAATATTTATTATATATTTATCATAAATAATAAATGGAAGTCATTGATATAGGTGATTTAGAACCAATTAATATTGATTTGGGCAGTTCATCTTCTTCAAATAGTGTAAATTTCGGTCCCGGAATTGAATTATTAATGAATGAAAAAAAGAAATCTTCATCAAATTCCACAAATGTTGATTTAGGAGAAATAGATGAATTAGAAAGTCAATTACATGAACTTTCTTCAGCAAATGAATATTCAAATACAAAGACTCTTTCCGGATTGAGTGGATTTACTCAATCTTTTTCCGGATTGACAGATATGTTTTCAAATGGTGGTTCTTCTTCATCAACCAAAGAGGATAATATTAAATTGGAAGAATATCCAACAGATTCAAATTTAGGAAATGCTACTATGGACAGTATGGGAAATACAAAAACTTGGGACGGTTTCACAAAAATCGGTGAAGTTCCACAAACAGCATCGAAATCATTAAATGATCGAGAAAAACGCCGAAAGAAACGTGTTATGATTCAAAAATTACAAGAATGGTATGACAAGGGATTTATTAAACATAATTCTCATTTTGATATGGAGTCCAATTACGAAGAAGTGGAAGATGAATATGAATCTGCTTTGGAAGATAAACGAAAGAAAGACAGTATTAAATTACAAGGTTGGTGGTTTATTACTTTTGTCAATTCTTTAGAATACGCCAATTCGGCATTCAATCCATTTGATATTAATTTGGATGGTTGGGGTGAACAAATTAGTGAAGATATTGATTCTTATGAAGAAATATTCAGTGAATTACATGAAAAATACAAGGGGGGTAAATTGAGTCCAGAGTTGTCATTATTATTACGTTTAGGATTTAGTGCAGCAGTCGTAAATTTCACAAACAAAGCACTTTCTTCGGCTACGCCCGCATTCAACGATGTTATCAAACAGAGCCCCGAATTGATGAAAATGTTTACTAATGCTACCGTAAATAGTATGAGTCAACAAAGTCCCGGTTTTGCATTTGCAAACAATATGATGAATGATTCTTCTCAAGGACCATCGAGAAACATGGGACCCCCACCAGCACCTGTAGAAACGAAAAATATTCCACCCCCACCTAGACCCGGACAAATGCAATTTACGGAACGACCTGTAAATAATCCCAATGCAAATCGTCCTGATATAATGATGGGACGTGGAACTATTGCACAAGAACGATCCGAACCCATGGATAAAAATATGTATGAAAGACCTACTACATTACCTCAACCAACCACCTTACCACGTGAATTCCAACGACCAGAAATGCGTGGACCACAAACCGATATTGATAATATATTATCCGGATTAAAAACAAAAACGGTAGATATTCACGAAGATAATGGAGATGATTCTATGATTTCCATTTCGAGTTTAAAAGATATGCAAGGATCTAGTATTCCAAAAAAATCAAATCGTCGTAGAAACAATGGATCAAATAAAAATACTATTTCTCTCGATATATAAAAAATAAATCATAAAAAAGAAAATAATATAAAATATTTATGAATATTTCATATTATGGAAGAACAACCAAATGAAGAACATAATTCAACATTGGAATTATATTTTGTAGGATTCGTATTTTGGTTGAGTAATATTATTAATAAATGTACATTTTGTTTTAAAGAAATCTATGAAGAAAATGAACTTGTAAGAAATGCAATCGATTGTACAGTTTATATTAGTGAATATACTTGTAAACAATGTTCTACCAAGAGAGAAGAACCGATGGAAAGAACTTGGTTATCAACAAATTATATTCATCGATATAATGAAACATTAGTAGAAGATTATTTATTTTTAAACAACAATGGAAAAAATAGTTATTATGATTGTTTTAAAGGATGTAAAAAAAAGAAAACCGATTTAATCATCATCAAAGGAGAATTTTCAAACAAAAATATATATACTAGGGAATCTTATTATATTTGTTTGAAATATCTCAATTTATTACCATTTTACGAATATCCAACAGATACAAAAAATTCGAGTGATTCTGATAATAGTGATGATTCTCAAATAGATTTACAAAATATATCCTTGTTAGAGAAAGTAACATCATTTTCACCGATTTTAATAAATGAGGAAAAAACAGAAAACATTGAAAACGTACAAAATAAAATAGTAAGATTTCACGAAACTACACGAAAAAATAAACGACCATCATTAACACGAATCAATAGTATTATTTTGGATAAAATTTGCAAAAAAGAATTAAAACCAGTGTTTTCTAATATTCGTTTTCTCTCGATTACTTACACAAACAAAGATAAAACATATCCAATTACATTGAATGTAGATAAAGAATGGTTAGTTGTAGGAAACGAAATATTGGGACGTACACATATATTAAGAATGTTAGAATACCAAAATGAACCTTTTGATTTTTCGATGGACTATGTAGTGGATATAATTGATTCCAACATCAATATTTTTCAAATAAGGAAAAATCAATATTTGAAAATAGGTGAAAATAATTATACTATTGAAGAAAGTGAAGAATTAGACAAACCTATTTTTTATTATACACCATTGAGAAAATGAAAAAGAGGAATTATTTATTTTTTGGATTTCAATGATTTTTTGGATTTCAATGATTTTTTATATTTCAATGATTTTTTGGAGAGTTTTTTCATTGTTTTCTTTTTCATCATTTTTTTAGGTGTTAATAAGAAAGATAAAAACGATTTTTTTCCTCCAGTTTGGTTTCCAAAAATACTGAATCCAGGTTGAGCTGCTTCTGCTGTTGAAGAAACTTCTTCAGTATGTTGATAATGAGTATTTAATTTAGATAAAACAGCGTCTCGTAAAGTATCTTTGACTGGACCAAAGACAATTTTAGCATTCATATCTTCGGGTTTAGTTAAACTATTAATTTTTGTAAGAGTGCTAATTAATTTAGCATCCAAAATTGTAGATTGACCAAACACAACATTTGGTAATTCAGCGTAAATATTTACATCTTTAATGAATAATTGAATATCAATGACAAGAGGAACTACTTTACCGGATGTAGGTGCAAGTGGAGGAATAGTTCCACTTGTATTAAGCCATCCTTTATTAAATTTGTCATATTTAGATGCTTGATCCAAGTTGGTAATAATTGAATCAATATTGAATTTATTTGTATATTCGGCAATGGTTGAGTTTGTCAATTTAGTATATTTAGTAGTATCATTAAAATTATACGTATAAGGCGATGGTTTGTTTGATAAAAATCCTAATTTTTTATCGGAATCATAAGAAAATAATTCAACAGTAATATTTTTATAATAAACAGCATTATTTACATCATCAGAATATAAAGTAATATGAGCCTTAATATCATAGACAGTATTTTTTTCTTTTTCTAATTGTTGTGCGGCTAATTCTTGCTCTTTTTTCAATTTATCGGCGGCGTCGGTTTCTCCTTTTGATCTTAATTCTTCAATATTTTTATCAATCATTTCTTTGCTTTTTTGTAAAGATTGTTTATGATCCATAATTGCATGAACAATGGGTTGAACTATTTTTGTAATAGGTGTAGGATCGACTTGAACCGGAGATGGAGAAGGTGGTTGAGGTGGAAGTGGATTGCTTGAATCGGTAGATACAACAGGGGCAGGAGGAAGATCTAATGAATTTATAAGATCTGAAGTAGAAGATGGAGAGGAAGTATTAACTATAGGAAGATTGGCATCACTTTTAGAACGACCCATTCTATTCATTGCTTTTACAATATTTTTTGGCAATGTTCTTGAACTCATTTATATATAAATGTTATAAAAAAATCCAAAACAATATAAAGGTTTTTCGCTAAATATATTACGCATATGGATACAATGAGTATTCAATCCCCGAAATACAATTTGCATGGTAAATGGAATTTGTATTACCATTTACCACACGATAATAAATGGGACTTATCCAGTTATACCATTATTTTGGGTGATATTGATTATGCAGAAAAAGTCATTGCCATTAATGAAGCAATAAACGATGGAATTATAAAATCATGTATGTTATTTGTAATGAGAAAAGGAATTACTCCTATGTGGGAAGATCCTAAAAATCGTAATGGCGGTTGTTTTTCTTACAAAGTCATTAATAAACAAGTGGCCGAAGTATGGAAAACATTGTTTTATATGATGTGTGGGGAAACATTAACTGCAAATCGGTCTCATCATCATCATATTAATGGTATTACCATTTCACCCAAGAAAAATTTTTGTATTTTAAAAATATGGTTGGATACGACGGAATACCAAGATCCAAAATTCATTGCACAAATACAGAATTTACCAGTACAAGGATGTTTGTTTAAGAAACATGCACCTGAATTTTAGATCAATATAACTAATTTTATTTTTACATTTGTAACAATAAAAAATACATGAAATAGAAAATAAAATATATTATATATATAAATAAATACCATTTTTGAATGGTAAGTAGAAGAAAATATATGAAAAATAAACAAAACCGTTCAAAAAAACAACATCATCAAGTATGTTGTGAAACAACATTTCATGGATTACAAGAATGGTATAAAAAGAAATTTGAGAAGTTAGGTTGGATGATTTTAGCCAAAGAAAAAGGACAAAATGATAAAATAATGGAATATATACAATCGGTGAATCGTCTTGAAAAAGCCATTGAAAATAAATTAAAACATACTAAAGATTCGGACAAAAAAGATGATTTAAATATTATGTTACATGATGTTATGATTTTGAAACAACATTTACATGAAGATTTCCCTTAAACCCCTTCCATTGTATGAACTATTTTTTTGTATTTATTATGAATAAATACAAAGAGAAAAAGAAAAAACAAATAACACATTTACGATGGTGGTAATGGAGCCAAACATAATTTGATTTCTCCCAATGAGGCTACATCATATTTGACAATCAAGGGCAAATCATTGCCCAAATACATTTCTAAATGCGTACATAATGGTGTGCACTTAATAAAATGACTCAATGATTTTAATGAAAATTCACCTTGTATGACAACCGAAGCATCCGGTTTTTGAATAAATTCCATATAACCATCCGATTCAGATCGTAAAATACGAGAACTAGCAAAATTACCTTCGCACGAAAAAATAAGATCATTTCCAACAGATTTTATTTCAATACGATCGGAAATACCATTCAAATCACGTATGATTTTTTGGAAATCCGCCGAAGGTAAATTAATGACCGTAGAATATTCAACATCTGGAACTACCAATTCTTCTGTGTCGGGTTCAATCAGTCGCAGCTTCTGATTATAACATTGTTTAATATCTCCATTATCATATTGAAGTCCCAAATGAGAAACAACACCATCATGATAATCCGATTTTTCAATATACATAGAAAGAGTATCATCATTGGACATGGTGGAAATAACCTTGAATAAATGAAGAGTATTAGCACAAACAATAATTTTATCTGGATGACAAATATATTTTTCAAATTTATGAGAGTTTAAGATGACATTCACTAAAATGGTATGTGTTTTATCGAAATTAATAATTTTAAGACCATCTTTTGTAAATGTAATCGTAGCATCCGTTAATATATCTTTAATAGCAGTAATCGTATTACGAATGGGTTGTATTTGAACGGTTTTTAAAGTTAAAACATTATTTTCTTCGTTCATTGGAAACAACGTAGATAAATTATTTGAAAAAATATTTTTATATTATATTTTTTCAAATATTATTTTGTTTGTATTATGAAAAATAAGAGAATTCAGTTTTTGGTTTTTGATTTATATTATTTACACCATTGTATATTTCAAATACATAATGAGAATCATATTTTTCACTTATATCTGTATCCGAATAGGGTGTGATTTTTGAATATGAACAAGTTTACACCTTTGCACCTTTATACCAGTGAAGATTTGAATCCGCACCCCTTTGGGGTGCTCTATTCAAATATGTAACTGGTAATTTGTTGAAGAATTTATCCGCACTGCGGATTAAATTCTTCAACGGTATAAAATGCCTTTTTTATATCATGAGTAATCGCCGAAGGCGATTTCAGGTTATATAAATCGCAAAGCCCTGGGCTCGCACGGGGCGAGCCCTTTGGGCAATTTACTTCGTAGTAAAGGTTACACCATTTCACATTTCAAACGCCGACCCTTAAGGGTCGGCATCTTTGAATGTGATTTGGTAACTGTACTGCGAAGCGACTTTATAACCGATAAATTGCCTTTTTTATATCCAAGAAATCGCCTACGGCGATTTCACGTTATATAAATCGGCAATTGAAAGGTTAAAAGGTGTAAAAGGTGTATTATTTTTTCTTTTTTCGTCAATGTAAATAAAAAATAAGATAATTTTATAATTATTATTATATAAATGAATAATAATTTAATAAATAATAATGTGAATCTTTCAGAATCGAATGGAAAATTAAAAGTAAGTGGAAAAATTGTTGGTTTAGAAAATCTAGATAACACATCAGATATAAATAAACCAATTTCGAATTCTGTACAAAATGCATTAAATTTGAAAGCAGATAAATCATATGTAGATGATTCATTAAATTTAAAAGCAGATATTACATTTGTTAATCAATCAATTACAGGTTTAATTGGTGGAGCACCAGAAGCTTTAGATACATTAAAAGAAATCAGTGATTTTATAAATGATGCAAGTCTTAATTTACTGAATGAAGTTATAGATATTAATAATTCTTTGAATTTAAAGGCAGATCTTACATATGTAAATAATTCCTTGGATTTAAAGGCAGATAAAACAACTGTAAATGATTCTTTGAATTTAAAGGCAGATCTTACATATGTAAATGATTCTTTGGATTTAAAGGCAGATAAAACAACTGTAAATAATTCTTTGAATTTAAAGGCAGATAAAACAACTGTAAATGATTCTTTGAATTTAAAGGCAGATAAAACAACTGTAAATGATTCCTTGAATTTAAAAGCAGATCTTACATATGTAGATGCTTCTTTAAATTTAAAAGCAGATGTTACATATGTAGATGCTTCCTTAAATTTAAAAGCAGATCTTACATATCTAAATGATTCCTTTATTTTGAAAACAAATCAAACAACTGTAAATGATTCTATAAATGATTCCTTGATTTTGAAAGCAGATAAAACCTATGTCGATGCTTCTTTGAATTTGAAAGCTGATCTTACGTATGTCGATGCTTCTTTGAATTTGAAATCAGACATTAAATATGTCGATGCTTCTTTGAATTTGAAATCAGACAAAACCTATGTCGATGCTTCTTTGAATTTGAAATCGGACAAAACCTATGTCGATGCTTCTTTGAATTTGAAATCGGACAAAACCTATGTCGATGCTTCTTTGAATTTGAAATCGGACAAAACCTATGTCGATGCTTCTTTGAATTTGAAATCAGACATTAAATATGTCGATGCTTCTTTGAATTTGAAATCGGACATTAAATATGTCGATGCTTCTTTGAATTTGAAATCGGACATTAAATATGTCGATGCTTCTTTGAATTTAAAAGCTGATCTTACGTATGTCGATGCTTCTTTGAATTTGAAAGCTGATCTTACGTATGTCGATGCTTCTTTGAATTTAAAATCGGACATTACATATGTCGATGCTTCTTTGAATTTGAAATCAGACATTAAATATGTCGATGCTTCTTTGAATTTGAAATCAGACATTAAATATGTCGATGCTTCTTTGAATTTGAAATCAGACATTAAATATGTCGATGCTTCTTTGAATTTAAAAGCTGATCTTACGTATGTCGATGCTTCTTTGAATTTAAAAGCTGATCTTACATATGTAAATTATAACTTCGATTTAAAAGCTGATATAACATATCTTCATAACACAATCACAGGTTTAATTAACGGAGCACCAGATACTTTAGATACGTTAAAAGAAATTAGTCAATATATTATAGATACAAGTTCTAATTTGATCAATAATATTATAAGCATTGACGCATCTTTGAATACAAAAGCAGATAAATTAATAGTTGACACTTCTTTGAATTTAAAGGCAGATCTTAACTATGTGGATGCTTCCTTGAATTTGAAATCTGATCTTACCTATGTAGATGCTTCTTTGAATTTAAAGGCAGATCTTAACTATGTGGATGCTTCCTTGAATTTGAAATCTGATCTTACCTATGTAGATGCTTCCTTGAATTTGAAATCTGATCTTACCTATGTAGATGCTTCTTTGAATTTAAAGGCAGATCTTAACTATGTGGATGCTTCTTTGAATTTGAAAGCAGATATTTCCTTTGTTAATCAATTAATCGAAAATTTAATTAATGGAGCACCAGGTGCTTTAAATACATTAAAAGAAATTAGTGAATATATTCAAGAAACAAGTGGAAATTTAATTAATAATATTATAAGCATAGATGCTTCTTTGAATTTGAAATCGGACATTACATATGTAGATGCTTCTTTGAATTTGAAAGCTGATCTTACGTATGTCGATGCTTCTTTGAATTTGAAATCGGACATTAAATACGTAGATGCTTCTTTGAATTTAAAATCGGACATTACATATGTAGATGCTTCTTTGAATTTGAAAGCTGATCTTACGTATGTCGATGCTTCTTTGAATTTGAAATCGGACATTAAATATGTCGATGCTTCTTTGAATTTAAAATCGGACATTAAATACGTAGATGCTTCTTTGAATTTAAAATCGGACATTAAATACGTAGATGCTTCTTTGAATTTAAAAGCAGATAAAACCTATGTAGATGCTTCTTTAAATTTAAAAGCAGATATTTCATATGTAGTTGATGGTTTGAATTTAAAAGTAGACTACACATATTTTAATAATACAATTACAGGTTTAATTAATGGAGCACCCGATACTTTAGATACATTAAAAGAAATTAGTGATTATATTAAAGATGCCAGTTTTAGTTTATTGAACAAAATTAATAATATTGATAGTTCTATTAATAATTTGAATATTTTTAAAAGTACAACAGATAGTTCTTTTGTTTTGATCAACAATGATTTGGATAGTTTTAAAGTTGTTTCGGATAATTCTTTTGTATCCATCAACAATTATTTGGATAGTTTTAAAGGTGTTATTGATCTTTCTTTCAGTTTAAAAGCAGATATTTCTTTTGTTAATCAAAAAATTACAGATTTAATTGATGGAGCACCTAGTACTTTAGATACATTAAAAGAAATTAGTGAGTATATTAAAGATGCCAGTTTTACTTTATTGAACAAAATAAATAATATTGATAATTCTATTAATAATTTGAATTATTTTAAAAGTATAACAGATACTTCTTTTGTTACGATCAATAATGATATAGGTAGTTTTAAAGAAATAACAGATAATTCTTTTGTTACGATCAATAATAATATAGCTAATTTTAAAGGTCTTTCGGATACTTCTTTTGTTACGATCAATAATTATATAGCTAGTTTTAAAGAAATAACAGATAATTCTTTTGTTACGATCAATAGTGATATAGCCACTTTTAAAGAAAAAACGGATCTTTCTTTAAATTTAAAAGCAGATATTACATATGTTAATCAAACAATTACTGGTTTAATTAATGGAGCACCAGATACTTTGAATACATTAAAAGAAATTAGTGATTATATTAAAGATGCCAGTTTTAGTTTGCTTAATAAAATCAATAATATTGATACTTCTCTGAATCATTTTAAAAGTACAACCGATAATTCATTTATAGAAATCAACAATTATTTGGATAGTTTTAAAGGTGTTACTGATCTTTCTTTCAGTTTAAAAGCAGATATTTCTTTTGTTAACCAAAAAATTATTGATTTAATTGATGGAGCACCAGACGGTTTGAATACATTAAAAGAAATTAGTGATTATATTAAAGATGCCAGTTTTAGTTTATTAAACAAGATCAATAATATTGATAGTTCTATTAATAATTTGAATATTTTTAAAAGTACAACAGATAGTTCTTTTGTTTTGATCAACAATGATTTGAATAGTTTTAAAGGTGTTTGTGATCTTTCATTTACAACAATCAACAATAATTTGGATAGTTTCAAAAATGTTTGTGATGTTTCATTTGTTGCAATCAACAATGATTTGGATAGTTTTAAAAGTGTTTGTGATGTTTCATTTGTTGCAATCAACAATGATTTGAATAGTTTCAAAGGTGTTTGTGATGTTTCATTTGTTGCAATCAACAATGATTTGAATAGTTTTAAAGGTGTTACTGATGTTTCTTTAAGTCTGAAAGCAAATATTTCCTATGTTAATGGTTTATTTTCAGATTTGATTGATGAATCACCTAGTACTTTAGATACATTAAAAGAAATTAGTGATTATATTAAAGATGCAAGTTTTAGTTTATTGAACAAAATCATTAATATTGATAGTTCTTTGAATATTTTTAAAAGTACAACAGACAATTCTTTTGTAGCTATTAATACTGATTTAATTAGTTTCAAAGGTATTTCGGATAATTCTTTTGTAGCTATTAATACTGATTTAATTAGTTTCAAAGGTGTTTCGGATAGTTCTTTTGTAGCTATTAATACTGATTTAATTAGTTTCAAAGGTGTTTCGGATAGTTCTTTTGTAGCTATTAATACTGATTTAATTAGTTTCAAAGGTGTTTCGGATAGTTCTTTTGTAGCTATTAATACTGATTTAATTAGTTTCAAAGGTGTTTCGGATAATTCTTTTGTAGCTATTAATACTGATTTAATTAGTTTCAAAGGTGTTTCGGATAGTTCTTTTGTAGCCATTAAGAATGATTTAACAACTTTCAAAGGTGTTTCGGATAATTCTTTTGTAGCTATTAATACTGATTTAATTAGTTTCAAAGGTGTTTCGGATAATTCTTTTGTAGCTATTAATACTGATTTAATTAGTTTCAAAGGTGTTTCGGATAATTCTTTTGTAGCTATTAATACTGATTTAATTAGTTTCAAAGGTGTTACTGATGTTTCTTTAAATTTAAAAGCAGATATTTCATATGTTAATCAATCCATTACAAATTTAATTGATGGAGCACCTAGTACTTTAGATACATTAAAAGAAATTAGTGAGTATATTA